CTCTCCATCATCTTTCAACATCACATGCACAGTATCCCAGATAACGTATTTTTGACATTCTTTCTCAATCCTCTTGATCGTTTTAAGTATTATCTTATATGTCTCCTCATATCTTTTTACTATTCCGCACAGTTCAGTCGTATTATATTTACGTATAGCCGTGAATATATATTCCTTTTTACAATCCCAGCATTTTATCAGTTTTTCTGATCCGCACGCCTTATTCTTGTAGAAGAAACAGCCCTTACATGGCTCATTATGGTCGTAACTTAATACTACAAGCAGCTCCATGCCATTCTTGTATATCACGTCTCCTTGTTTCATCTTCTATTTTATTAATCTCATTATCAATATAGCAAAGTTGGATATTATCCATACTACAGATATCCAGAATGTTATACTTAACATAAATCCTATATTCTTAGGTATAGGATCTATTCTTCTGAATGTTAAGATCATGTATATAAATGTCTTTATGTTCACAATTTACGATATTTTTCTATATAGTTAACTATTAAATCTTTAACTCCTTTTGGGACATCTACCAGTTTGAGATTACCTTGGAATATGTCCTTGCCGTACTCATCCATAATCTCCCCGAATGAAGGATTCATGACTCTTGTTGACATAGATATCGGTTGATCAGTGTCAAATTTGATAACGATCTTCTTTCCGCCGTTTATCGCCTTTTTAAAAGCCACGTAAAGCTTTCGGCCTTTTATTATATCACAATTTCCTTTCAGGATATTAGACATATGTATGACATGCTCTTTCTTCGCATCTCCGGGGTTGTCCATAAGCTTAAGATCTCCTCCGGTATCTCTCCATTTCCTGAAGCACGGGAAACATAGACCGTGATTTGCCTTGGCGTGTCTAGGTATCATCCTGCTGCTGCCGGCTGGGATCGTATCGCCACAGCAGATACACGTCCTATCCTTGTTGGTGCGCATCGGCACATAGCTCTTTATCGGGTATTCTTTTCTTTTATACATCTTCTTCTGTTTTCAAAATTATCATCACCATACTCATAATTAGGACAAGCTTTGTTGCTTGGACGCCTTACGTATGTTGTTTGTTTCCTATTATGTTTCCTGTTAGGGTTTATATAATGGTCACACACCTGCCAAATAGAACAACATGCCTTGCCATATCTTTTCGCCCATTCATTATCATGCAGATGTACGCATGTGCCGCAAGTCGGGTTCTTGAGCTTATCCCTGTTGTTATCTATAATATCTTTAATCTTATCGAGAATAACATACATATTCTCAATATCCATATCATTAAATTCATTTGGTACTGGGAGATACATTATTGAGCTTATATCTATATCTATTCCCTTTGACTTGTCGTAAGTCGATTTGTATTTCCTTACCATCAAATCTTTTAACTGATTTACCTTCTTCTCATATGTTCCCATGTCTCATTCGGTTTTCCATCCCTGTTTCCTTAATAAATCCACCATCATCCCTTTTATCTTAGGGCTAATGGCTTCGGTAAGTATATCAGCGGCCAAGTTAATAGAGAAGCTAGTCATCCTAGATTCTCCTATATACTTCTCGCTGGTAACTTCTTTCACATAGTCGTGAATATCCTTGATCATTTCATTTTGAGATCTTAGGAGATCCAGTATCTTATCGAGTTTATCATTCATCTTTTTTCTCGAATATACCTGACAATAACCAGAAGACCACTATCAAAAAGAAAAATAGCCCAAGAGCCTCATCCGGGTAATCATGCATAGCCTCTAAAATTCCCCTCATAACTTAACATCCATTTTGTTGATTATCTTATAAAATATATCTCTAGTCAGCTCAATATCGTAAGTAGCGTCATGGAGCTTATTCTCGTCGATCTCAATACCCATAGTCCTGGCTACGGTCATCAACTTAAAGTTCTCCATATCGTTTCTTACACCCATCAGGAACGGTGTCACCATAACATATACATCCATACAGTTAGGATAAAACCATGATCCGAAATACTTATCCCCACATTGGGTAAATAAAGCCCGTAGAAAGTTGTTGTCGAATCCTGCGTTGTTATACCCCACCAAATACATTTTATCCCTCTTGTCGAACTTATTCACGTATTTGGATAATATACCAACTAACTGCCTGTACCCTTCTTCCATAGGCTGATACGACTGCACTTGCTCCAAGGTAACACCAGCCACATCCAGCGCCTCTTGCTCTATCGTGGCGGCAGGGTTCGGGGCTAGGCGGATGTCGAACCTCTCAGTCTCCTGCCCGTCGATATCCACGATCCCTCCTATTTGGTGTATCCCGTTTCTCCAGAACTTAACCCCTGTTGTCTCTAAATCAAAAAATAGTAATTTGCTCATGTCTATTTATTTTGTTAATTTATCATTATCTAAGAACTAGTCGTGAAATGCTTTTATAATATATACTCCCATCAACTCTTTTACCTTCAAAGAAGTATATCCAATATTCTAATGAAGAACATCCAAAAGCAAGACATAGATTATTTATCGCATATCTAAAGTATTTCTTGTCTGAACGAAATAAGACTTGAAATTCTTTGTTATTTAAATAGAGTTTCTTTTTGACTTTTCTTTTATTCATGTTTATAATTTTATTTTAAATGTTCCCTGATTTTATTCAATGCCTTATAAGACAGATAGCTGTTTATAGTCTCATCGCTATCTATTTCCAACAACTCATTAAACAGGTCTTTAGCCAATACTTTCCACTGCTCTCCCCAATCACGGAGATTCTCGACCTTTGACCGTATATCCTCAAAATAAGAATCTACGTCTGATTTGATTAATTTTGAATAGTATTTAACATCCTCCTCATCCCCATCCATAATATAATCACATTGTGTCCTGATATCTTTTATATGGCTATCTATATCACTGCACATATAATCAACAGGTTTACGTATATTGAATATCGCTTCTGACGTAAGACCGGTTATATCTTGTATGTCTTTTAAATTACCCATGATTTAATCAATTAAATACCAACCATCCACCTGCAAATCCCATTGCGAAAATAGATAAGATTATAGATGTGAATAATATCCAATCTTTTGCGCTTAGCTCATTATTATCTCTCTTTATTTTCTCAAGATAATCATATATAGCTGTATAAACAGCATGGTGAATATTCTCGTCTCTAGCCCTTACGATATTATCATATTCATTATATCCTAGATTATGGGTGGCGCTTTCGATCCTCGTATTCCCCGTAACTTTTTTGTTTACATCAAAATCGAAACTAAATACCATATCAGTGGTTAGAGCGCTGGCGATTTTGCTTTTTATCTCATCATTACTGAGATTAGCATCGTGCACTAATCGCTCATAGTCTTTATCGTCAAGAATTATCTGTTTTTTAATGTTCATATCCCTAATATTTCTGCTACATAAACAAATCCATAACATACATAATTATCAGCGTCATGCTCACCATAATCCACATTCCATACGACGGCGCACGGGAAATATAATGGCATATCCTCAGCCATAGGATCCTCTTTGAAGTCATCAATGTTTATCTTCTCCCTCCATCTCCACAGGTCTTGGATGTCGTTCAAAATTAATTTCTCCATAACTATGACGGATGTTAGATGTTAGTAATTCAATAGCTAAGCTGATCATGGCTCCCGCTTCCGTAAGTTTATTCATTTGGGCGTACACCCTGTGCTCTGCGCTACGATAAGTCTCCCTGCTGCTTATGGTATCCAGTAAATCATCTATAGCGTTTCTAAGAAGATCGGTCATCCCATGCCCTCCCATACCCTTGAAATAATAAATATCACGACCAGCGCAAAACATGTCCTGATATCTTTTAGCTACGTACTCTATTCCGGATAGATGATATTTTTCGTTGTCTATCTCCACCTCTCCTTCTTCTATAGCTCTCAACAACTTCCAATCTATCGTTACATAAGTTTCACGATTTTTTACCTTTACATAGGTATATCCGCCATAATGAGAACCCAATGTCCTCATCGTAAGTTCATTGACTTTTTGTTTGTTTTCATCCATAATAATCTGGTTTTTAATGTTGATACAAAAGTAAGATTTAAACAAAAATAAAAGCATGAATAATATAAAAATAATATTAATCATGCTTAAATGAAAATATATTCCTTCTGGTTATCACGGATATACGTATTCGTACTCATCTGGAGAAGACGTCTTATATTCAACATCGCACTCCATATTGGTGTAATAGTTATCCCCCTTTCTGTATACTAACGCTACATTGCAGTCGTATTCCAAACTGTATCCTATAAGAGGGACATTAGCCATAGGCGGATTATCCTCTGTTTTGTATCTTATTCTTGTTACTTGTTTCATATTTTCATGGATATAAATATTCATATTCTTCCGGTGGATATGTTTCAAATTCAGCATCATACTTCATGCAGGTGTAGTACTTATCCCCTCTCTTGTACATTACTTCCCACGGACAGCTATATTTTTTGTTGTATCCTAAAAGAGGAACACCTTCCATAGGAGGATTATCCTCCGTTTTGTACCTTATTCTTGCTGTTTGTTTTATACTCATATAATCCATTTTTTAATAATGTTGTTATCAGTGAAAATAATGTATCTATAAGAAGTCTCTCGCTACTCCAACATATAGGGATCTCGTCTATGTCTCTATACGTTACAGACCATGCATGTTTTAGCTTATAACATTCTAATGTACAACCCTCTATCTCATATGGGAGCAAATTCAGTAACGTCCCTACATCCCAAACAGGATTGAATACATCAGGGGTAACAGCCTCAATCAGTCCTACACGACCAGCGTCATCCTCCATAGAATGTAATTGATCCAGATACTTGTCTCTGAAACCGATGGCGGTGGAGATAGGAAGGCCGGCCTCGACCAGCACCCTCCCCTGTTCTTTTGTGGTGAATATCCTTTCCTTCATAATTTCATTTTCCTTTCTACCGTAACGATCGTATCATTATGCCATCCCCCATGAGCCACAAGAAGAATCTCCTGCTGCTCGAAGCCAAGCCCGGCCCCTATACCGCCGGAGTTCCACGCGCAGGTAATGACTACCCCTCCTTTCTTGGTGATCCTAGCTATCTCCTTCTTCTGCATAGCCCAATAACTAGATTGCGTTGTTTGCATATTAACAGCACCTCCAAGCTTTTTATATGACTCGGATACCTGTCTCGCGGAATATGGTGGATCATATAGTACCATATCAGCTATATTATCCTTAAGACCACGCAGGAAGTCCGTGGCGTCCTTATGATACATAGCCCTAGTATCAGGATCAAGATCGTTGGTGATCGTCCCTATATCGCTGTTTCTGGCGAATGGATCCACTATAACCATCCCCTCTTCTCGATATTTATCTATAAGTTCCCTTATCGGTTTTATGCTGAATGTCTCGCTGTTCGGCATTGACCATTTCTTGTTTATAATCATCTCTTAACTCTGTTTTAAATTTAAGCTTCATAGTACTTCTAGGTACAGGATCGCATATGTCATCCCACCAATTCTTGTGCCCTTTCGGTGGATGTATATCCTTTTTCCATAAAGATCCCTTAACTGTCTTGATTCTTCCGTATGGTCTCATTTTGCTCGTGTTTACCTTCACATGTCACATTATATCCGTTTCTAATGACCCGAACATAAGCTCATCAGTAATTTTGCGAAATTCCTTTACAATATCATTTATCTGCTTACGTTCGATGCTTCTTAGCAAATGGGCTATCACATCCACTGTCCATCCGTTACCCGCTAAAGACATGGCCGTATTTGGGGCTATCCCGTCAAGGTAATCATCCGGCAATGTCTGTAGCCTACACATCTCCACCGGGGTCAGGTATCTGAATTTGTCTTTCATGTCAAAGGCATTAGGATATCTTCCGGGAGGCAACGATGATATCACGTTATCTTTCATGACTGTTGTCAGGCAATTACTTTTCTTGATGGGAGTGGTATTCTTATCTTTTCTTATCTCCAGACATTGCGTTATTTTTATGTCCTTGTCACAATCCTTTCGATACCCGTCCTCTCCTATCCTTCTACCGACAATGGTCCCTATATATCTCCCTCTTATGGCTCCCGGATTCCAACCCTTGTCATGCTCTAGAATATCATCCAATGATATATGCTTGTCTTTCGGCATTTCTACCGGCCAATTACACCAATAAAGGCGATGCCGGGTCTGTGCCGATACCAAGGCGCTATCGATCTCCACCGGCTCCACGCCAAGCTCCTCGGTGATCACCCAGCGGTGCTCGTCCCGCATCCGGACGTTCTCGCCCAAGAACAGGACCTTACCTTTGGTCTCCTTCCTTAAATGCTTTACGATGTCCGAGAAGCAAAAGAAAAGCCTTCCACGAGCGTCCATGAATCCCTTACCCTTGCCAGAGCTGGAGAAACTCTGGCAACGGAATCCTCCCATGACCAGATCTATGTCTTTCCAAGGGATATCCCATGTTCTCCAGTTATTAACATCCCCTAATTGAATAATATTAGGAAAATGTTTTTGACTTACCTTTATACATGTCTTGTCTATCTCCGAGGCGTAGTAAGTCTCTATAGGTATACCGGCTCTTTGTAATGCTAAATACCCACATGATATCCCATCAAATAATGATAATACTTTCATATTGTTCATTTATTCTCAGACCTAAAAATATCCTTTGCGATCATATCAAGGGATATTTTATGTATCTTAGGTAAGACCTTAATCAATTTAATACCAAAATTTTCGCCTCTCTTAACAAAAGTCCATTTACCATATATGATTCCATGCATCATATTCTGTATTACTTCCTTACTGTCTGTCAAGAATACTTGGTAATAGGCGCTACTGGCATAATCGAAATCCTTTCCATGATCATTCGCCGGTCTTAATATCATTACAGCCGAAGAGCGTCCACGAACGAATCCGTGTATCTCAAGGCATTCGTCAAACTCATAATTATCACGTTCTTCATCATGAACATCCTTAACCCATTTACATGGTCTCCCGTCCATAAACGGGATCTTTAACTGTTTCTTTGCCATAATTGTTTTAATTATTAAATAATTCATATCTACCCTTCATCACCTATATTGCTTCTTTCTTAGCGTCATACATTGCTTTAAATCTATTTCTTTATGACAATTTGGTTCCCGTATTGAGGTATAATGCATAAACCTTCATTCAATCCATTTATTTCCAGTTCCCCAAAATTATTTAGATTGATAATAAACTCATTCCCATCCCAATCAAAAACTCGTATGCCATTTTTAACTTCTATTTCATCGTCACCGCAGCGATGATTAATAATATGCACTTTCATTACCTTCGTCCCTGTTGTTCTATATTTGTAACTCTCAATTTATCATATTCCTCTGAAAGAATCCCATGATCAAACAATTTGTTAGCGTCTATCTTAAGACTTCTATAATTGTCAGTTATATTGATATCACTCCACAAGTTCAATTTTCCCTTATCATCCAATTGCATATGGATAAAACCTTTTGTCACCTTCTTTCCGGCTTTAAGAGCCTCTACGTCTTTATCGGTAATCTTTTTCATGCTTTCGATATTTTATCATTATAGTTAAATTCATCTTTCATTCTGATCTTTATACCTCCATATGATAATTCCTTATGAGCTGTGACAAAATAATCAACCGCATCTTCATCTAATAAACTATGCGGGCACCTTTCCCATACAGGACTTTGATCTAGATGATCCCATGTAGCTACAAGTAACCTATTCTTGTCATTATCAATAGCTATTTTGTATGTCCCTGTAGTAGCCTCACGTTTAATGATCGCTCCATTTAACATCTGTTTCTTAGCCCAGCTCCATGAACCTCTCAACCCAAATGTTTTTATAACCCAGTCATTTATCTTCTTCATTTCAAATTATTTGTTAAAAGTGTAATATAAATATAAATACATGAATTGAATAGGGCTATTCACCATGCCCTTATCAGTAGGATCATCGTATTTGTCAAGCCAAAGACGAAGCGCTTCCCAATCGATATCCTTACGGTCACATACCATGCAGGCTAGGTTAGCCCCGAACAGATCCCCGTCGCCGCCCAGCGACTTGTTAAATCTCTTGGCTAGTCTTTCCTTGAATCCATTATCATACCATATCCCGGAAGTAGCGGCATAACAATAATAAGCGTTGTATTTCATTTTCACGCCCATCCTCTCAAATAAAGACGTATGCCATATCCGATCCAGAAAGAACACTATTCCACGATATATGAAAGTCCGGAGATTCTTCCTGTATTTCTTCCCTAAGAAGCTATCCACGCAAGATATAGTCCCGCCTGAATAGTACCAGTTATTGGCACCTCTCTTGACCTTATCCGTCATCTTGAACTTATTCTTTCTATCCTCTACCCTATCCCAAGGCTTTAATTTATCCTCATTAAATGTCGGGCAATAATGATAGTAATGATTGATCCATGACAGATATGGGTTGTATATCGTGTATCCATTATCGCTGACATATGAGTTCATATCATACCCAAGTTCCTTGGCTAGAATAGATCCCTCATCAGCTAATACCTTCAATATCGGGTTCAAGTTCCATATCTGATCTTGGCTGACGAACATCGAGTAGCATGGATCCTCATCCTCTCCATACCATCCTCCCATCCCGCTCACTATTTTGTCCAGATTAAGTGAATAATCTTTGCCGGATTGGAAATCATCCCTAAGGAAGAATCCATTATACATAGTCATGTCATGTATGCCGGGCTGGTCGTCAAATATGAGCTTAGCGTTTTCGACTAATCTAACCAATGTTTGTAAGGCAGAGGATATCTCTATGGGTGCATATTCACACCCATAGACCTTATTATTTATCCAAAGATATTGAAGAAGCTCGGCTATATTAATAGTCCCGTCCTCCACATATCCTGTCTTGTTATCGAAGTTTATTTTGGCTAGAGGTATATTACTTCCTTGTGGTTGGTCACTTTTTTCATTACAACAATGCACGAACCTGTCAAAGAATATATCTTTCCAGCCAAAATATTTATCCCTTATCGTCATAAGCCTATTTCTTGTCGTATAACGACATGATGTTAATAAGATCAGCTTTTCTGGCCATCCCCTCAAGTTTATTAAAGCCATCCATGTTATCTCCGCTGACGATGATAGTAGGATATACCTCTATACCGTACTTGGATATCTCCTCCTCCGTGGCTTTGTTCTCCGGGATCTGGTTTAACGTGACCTCACCCTCATACTCCTGTAACGTGTTGGCGATAATATATCGCATGTAATCGCTGTACTCAGCGTCTTTCTTCGTGAAAAAATCAATTCTTACCATTTTTAAATAGTTTTTAATTTGTTAATAATTAAATCCGCTGTAAATATAGCGTTATCTACCTCATCTACACTCAACCTCCTCCCATCGAAATCGTTGGACAATAAATCTTTTACGATCTGATATCTTCTCAACTCCCAATCTATGTCTATATCAAAATTAAGATGCCTTACACAATCATAATTCAGCTCCTTACGATTCTTATCAAGGTACTTAACTATCGGGAATGAAGTACCATTGTCAATAGTACGTGCGATCACATTAATGTACCTACCAGTCCTTTTGTCAATAGCTTTTAATTTCTCGTCTACTATTATTTCTCCTGATCCTTCCATTCTATTAACCCTTTGTTATGTTTATCGTAATATAATAACGCTATGGCGTTCCAACAAATTTGTGCCAAATGCATCAGCCCTGTCTCCTTATCATATCTCTCGCCTTTCATGTACGCCGTCATATGGCGAAGTAAAGCCGCTCTATATCTCTCAAATCCATCAGGTATATTCTGCCATGAATTGTCGGCGTATTTCTTAGCCCCCTCCGTATATACCCTCACGATATCCTCTATCTCAGCCAAAGGAAGGAGATCCCACCGAAGCTTGCCGTCGGCCCGGTCGTCCTTGCCGCTGCCGTCTTTCCCTACAAACGGTCCGCTTTCCACCACCGCGTCTCCTATTTTTGGCTTCCCGAAATTCATCACCTCATCTGCCGTCTCATCATCAATAAGCCTTAACTTGATAGCCCTGCTTAACGAGACAACCATCTCCTCATCAACCCAAATAAATTTATATGTCTCATCAAATAACGGTTCTATTTTCATTATCCCCGTATTGTCGGCGGTTTCAAGTACCTCAAATACCTCACCATCATAAACAACCTTGTCGTATTTGCTAAATTCCTCTTTCATTTCAAACTCCTTTTTGTTTTATTAATAAAATTCACTAAGATCCCTGCATTCCGGTGTCTCTCCTGTCATAGAATAAAGCTCACCAGATGATAGATATACGCAATGCGAGGTCTTCCCGTCTCTCCACTCGCTTTGCTTCGTAATTCCGCAAATAGCGCAGCGTTGGATCCCCGGCCCCGCCTTTACCCACGAGTGCCGTACGTTTTTCTTTCTTGTCCTGTTGGTGTCGTCAAGTTTTCTCATGATCAATCCTCCAAGGCCGTTACAATTTTATCTTTCCCGATAATAACCTCGTTCCCGCTTCTTACATCAAAGCATCTCTCACCCTCTGCCTCCTTGAAATAAAGAACGCCATTGTACTCGAATAAACCGAAGCCGTAATCGTCTAGCTTCATTTCGTTAAGTTTCTTGAATTTGCATACGTTTTTCATATTCTCCATATTATATTGCATTACTGGAAATATCATTATGATACTTATACCTATCACAAGCAGCCCTGTGTAAAACTTTTGTGAATCATATTTTTCCCATCCCTCCATCATCATGACAAAGGAGATTACTATTATTATAATAATAGATATCAATCCTACCATATCACATCCTCCTCTCTTTCAAGAATCCCATCATATCCTCCACGCTAAGTTGGAAGCCGGCAGCCGCCTTATGACCGCCTCCACCGGGATAGGCCTTGCGTGCCAGCGCCGAGACATCCACCTCCTCTTTGGTGGTATAGAACGAGCATCTAAAGAATCTTCCGTTCCAGCAAAATGGCATCATCAGATCATGTCTTTTAGGGTTATACATAGATTCAAATGTAGTAGAGTTAAACTCCGTGGTATTCATACATATAGCCTTGTACCCAAATACATCAGCCTCGAATGAGAATATATTTATCTCGCCCCTGTTTTTCTCGACGATATACTCCAGTATCGCCTCCCCGTTCCTTATCATGTCATATATGAAGTCATGATCGCCATCCATGGCCCTTGCCGCCATATCCACGTCAAGACCACAATATCCTCTCATCCCGTATTGGAACGCCATGACATCACTCCATTCGAAGCGATCATGATCCCATACATCATAAGCGCTCAATAATTTTACCACGTCAGGGGTTTCGATATCATCGAAAAGATATTCCCACGTAAGCTCACAAGCCGCCGTTCCGATACGTCTCTTGCCCTTTACCTCGTAATCCCTCATATCGTCTATGGCGGTCTTATGATGGTCTATCCATACGACATCTATACCTTTCTCTTTCCACTCATCGAAAAGGAATCTTGTTCTGTTTCCAAATGACACGTCAACTGCAAACACCTTATCATATTTATTCACGTCAGGTATTTCCTTGCCGTAATTGTAAGGAAGAAGATCAATGTCCCCTTTGAAATACTTTTTTACTATAGCCGCTGACATTACTCCGTCAAGATCAGCCTCATGATATATACATCCTGTCATAATCTATTGTTTTTGATTAAAAAATCTATGTATTCTTTTATATCCTTGTTCCTATCATTATCCCAGTCAAATGTCTCGTTTATGAATTTGAAGTACGATACTGGGATCGAATGCAACATCCACCCACAATATTTCCCGAATGTCATTACCGTAGAGCCAAGGGGATGATCCGGTCTCCCGGGAACAGGGGCGGCGGTTACGCCCTGCGCCAGCCCCCTCCTACGATCTTTCTTGGCTGCTTTGATATCCAGATCTGTTTTCGTTACCTTATCCCCCATCGGGATATTAGTTATTAGCTTATCGCCGATAAACATCCCCCATCCATATCCTTTGTAGTTCTCTATACTAAGTTTCCTTATATCACCGAACCTTGACGAGTTGTTACAACAATCAACGACCAAAGCACTATCCTTTCCGTCTTTTATACGGACTGCCCTTCCAAGCCACTGATAAAACGATGAGAATGAGAATGTCGGTCTCCCTACTATCACGCAATCCAGACCCGGATGATCGAATCCCGTACCGAGGGCGGAATAGTTGAACACTACCCTCGTCCCACCTGACTTGAATCTCTCGACTATAGCCTCCCGCTGCTTCTTTGGCGTGCCTCCGTGAACTACCTCCGCCATGCCAGCGCATATCTTGGCGTTCATCCATTCGGCGGCAGTATTACAGCTCTCAACAGAATCCATAAATACCAGTATAGATCTGCATACGTCTTTTAATACCATCAACCGACGTAAAATAAGATTGTTTAAGCCATTTTTTCTCACCGCTTCACTAATAGACCCAGCCGTATATTCGGAGCCGTTAGAATTAAGTTTAAGGGCATCTCCATTGAAATCCCATGTCTCGTACTTAAGAGGTGTCCAAAATCCTTGCCTTATCATCTCCTCTACCTGTATCACGTGAATCAGGTTCCTGAAATATACCGGTCTCATACGAGTGATGAAATTAAGCTGGGAATATGACACCTGCCCTATCGACATCGTTTTAAGCCTGCATGGTGTAGCGGTAAACCCTATCACCTTTTTCGGTTTCAGTTCATTCATGAATGTCATAAACTCGCTACCATCCTCCGGGCTATAACCAGCATGAGCCTCATCTATCAATACATTTCTGATCCCCATCTCCTTAAGCTTATCAACAACCTTCTTGATAGACCCTAACGTGGCGTATATCATGTTAGACAGCTCTTTCTTACCACAGGAAGCGGAGTAGATGGTAGCCGGTATGCCATACGACGTTATCTTGTCGTGGTTCTGTTGCAGCAATTCTTTTGATGGTTGTAAAATCAGCGTCTTATCTCCCATCAATCTAGCCGCCTCTGCTATCAGCAGTGACTTACCGCAACCTACCGGCCCTACGATTAATACCGGATCGCTCCTATCAGAGTTT